TCATGCGGCCGGTTTTCTTTTCTGCCGCCGACGCTGGTTTGACCTGGGCTTGGCCGACGCGTTGGCTGCCTGTGGCTTTGGCCCACGACGGCGGAACCCGCCACGTTTGCGCGGTTTTTTGGGCTCTGCAAATTCGGGCATTGTGCCGCTGGCGACGGGGATTTCGATCTTCATCAGCTTTTGAATCTGCTTCAACTGATCCAGTTCATCCGGCGCACAGAATGCAATAGCTTCGCCTTCGCGGCCTGCACGCGCGGTGCGGCCAATCCGGTGCACATAGTTGTCGGGCACCTCGGGCAGGTCGTAGTTAACTACATATGCCACGCCGGGAATGTCGATGCCGCGCGCGGCCACGTCAGTTGCCACAAGCACGTTGATCTCACCCGCGCGAAACGCCTTGATTGCACGGTCGCGTTGGCCTTGGCTTTTGTTGCCGTGAATGGAGGCCGCGTTAAAGCCGTCAGCGACGAGATCTTTCATCAATCGCTCTGCGCCATGCTTGGTGCGCGCAAATACCAATGTCAGAGCATCGGCGTCTTCAGACAGAATCTTGCGCAGCTTAGCGGGCTTTTCCGCCCGGCTCAGGAAGTGGATCGACTGCGTGATCTTGTCAGCCGCCTTCCCCGGAGGAGAGACCTGAATGCGCTGTGGGTTCGTCAGATAGGTTTGGCTGATTTCCTCCATCTGCTTGGGCATCGTGGCGGAAAACAACATGGTTTGACGCGGTGTGCCAAGTTCGGGCGCGATACGGCGCAAGGCGTGAATGAACCCCATGTCCAGCATCTGGTCAGCCTCGTCCAACACCAGATGGCGGACCGAGCTGAGATCAACTGCGCCGCGCTCCATCAAATCAATCAGGCGACCGGGTGTTGCGACAAGGATATCGGTTCCGCGTGCAAGGAAGGAAATCTGCTTGCCGATGGACTGACCACCCACAACGGTTGCGACGCGGATTTTTGTTTTATGTGTCAGGTTTCGCAGGCTTTCCGCGATCTGATTGACCAGCTCACGCGTCGGCGCAAGGATCAACGCCTTGGCTGTCTTGGGGGCGGGTTTGCCGGGTTGCGCCAGCAGGTGGTCAATCAGCGGCAACCCAAAAGCCAACGTTTTTCCGGTGCCGGTTTGCGCCAGCCCCATAATATCGTGACCCTGCAGCGCCATCGGAATGGCCTGATTCTGGATCGGCGTGGGTTGCGTAAAGTTTGCGCGTTTCAGCGCGTCATTCAGAGCCGGGGCAAGGCCCAGCATGTCAAAGTCGAACAAGTAATTATCCTTTGCAATCCGTGGCCGCCTATCAGCCACGAACAAATATATCGACACGTGCGCACCGCACGAGCCTACAGGGTTTCGCGAAGCCTCGGGACGCACGGGCGATTCCCGTGCCGTCTGGCCATCGCAACAAGAACCCTGCGTGAAGGGGAACTGGAGAGGTCTGGGCGCTGTAAGGTCGAATACGACCGTCTATGCTCACGCGGAAGCGCCTTGTTTCGGGGCACATGCGTGTTTGGCGAGGGAATGTCAAGTTTGCCGCTGTGTAATTGTCGAGTTTCCCAATCGGTGTGCTTGTTATCAAGGATACGGCGGGTCGTGACCCAGAGGTGGAAGGTCTTGAGAAATAGTTGATCTACAGGTCGGTTCCTGTTGCGTGAGTGTTACGTAACCATTTGACTTTACGCACTTATTATCCTAGCTTTGGTGCCATGCTAGAAGAGGTGGGTATCGGCCGCGGGTAAACCCGTTGGCCAATTTTTGCTTCTCTCGTGCGGAGAAAACTCACGCATGAGGTCACAGGCACACATGACTTTGATAACCCCGGAAGAGCGGATTACCCAGACGGCTGACTTGTTGCAGTCGCTTGAGCGATCCATTCGCGATCTGCGCCAAGCAGCGGAAGAACTGCGTAGGCAGATCGGTGCCGGGGAGGATGCAGACTTTGCCGGAGCAGGCAAGCAACTGGGTCAGTTAGAGGGGCTGATCCGAAGTTGCCAGAAAGTGGAGACAAGCTTTGTCGAACAACATCACAGACAAGCCGGAATTGCCCAAGGGGGCTATGCGCTCGACCTTGAGCGCGCTCGACTTGAAATCGGGTGCAGGTTGGCTCGCCTCCGCCGATGCTGCGGTGAGGGACAGATTTCTGAGTGAGATCGGGGAGGGGGGGCTGTGTGCCCTCCCTTTCCTGTTCGAGTTCTGGGCTTTACCGCATCAATTACCGCCCGAGGGGGACTGGCGGTCGTGGGTGATTATGGGGGGGCGAGGGGCAGGTAAGACACGCGCGGGGTCCGAATGGGTGCGTGCGATGGTCGAAGGATCCAAGCCGTTGGACAAGGGAGAGGCCAGTCGGGTGGCGCTGGTCGGTGAGACTTTCGATCAGGTGCGCGATGTAATGATCTTTGGCGATAGCGGGATTTTGCAATGCTCGCCCCCGGATCGTCGACCTGTGTGGAAGGCATCGGAACGCAAGCTGATCTGGCCCAACGGGGCCGAAGCACAGACGTTTTCGGCGCATGATCCCGAGGGGTTGCGGGGGCCGCAGTTCGATGCCGCTTGGGTAGACGAACTGGCCAAGTGGAAAAAGGCGGGCGAGACCTGGGATATGTTGCAGTTTGCGTTGCGTCTGGGTGAGCGGCCGAGGGTCTGTGTGACGACCACACCGCGCAATGTGAAGGTTCTGAAGGATTTGCTGGCCTCGCCGTCCACCGTGCAGACCCACGCGCCGACTGAGGCGAACCGGGCCAATCTGGCCGCGTCGTTTCTGGCGGAAGTGCGCGCGCGATATGTGGGAACGCGGCTGGGACGGCAGGAGTTGGATGGGGTTTTGCTTGCGGATGCTGAGGGGGCGTTGTGGACAGGCTCGATGCTGGATGCGGTGCGGGTTGAGGTTGTGCCTGAACTGGACCGCATCGTTGTGGCTGTAGACCCGGCGGTGACGGCCGGGTCCAGTGCGGACGCTTGTGGGATCGCGGTTGTCGGCGCACAGCTGCAGGGGCCGCCCGAGGACTGGCGCGCCTACGTGCTGGCCGACCGGACGGTGCAGGGCGTCGGTCCGGCGGGCTGGGCGCAGGCAGCGATCGACGCCATGGACGAATTCAGGGCCGAACGGTTGGTGGCCGAGGTCAACCAAGGCGGACAGCTGGTGGAAGAGGTCGTGCGGCAGGTGGACCCTCTGGTCCCGTTCCGGGCGGTGCGGGCTTCGCGTGGGAAGGTGGCGCGGGCTGAGCCTGTGGCGGCCTTGTACGAGCAGGGGCGGGTGCGCCATGTGGCCGGGCTGGACGCGCTGGAGGAGCAGATGTGCCAGATGACCGCGCGGGGGTTCGAAGGGCAAGGCTCGCCCGACCGGGTCGACGCGCTGGTCTGGGCGCTGCATGATTTGGTTGTGGGGCCTGCAGGGGCGTATCGGCGGCCTAGGGTGCGGAGTTTGTGAGGAGATTGACAGGCAAAAGGAGATTTTACTTCTGACGGTTGGCTAGCCAAAGATCGAAGTTTATCAGCACATCGTCAAAGGATTGCTCGTATTTGGATTTGGCATCAAATCCTCTTAGTCCTTTGAATGCATCGTCTGGAACTTGCCATCTCAGTGATTTTCCTTCGGACAAGGCATCCTTCATTTCGACTTTGTATTCACGAATACGCTTGGGGTCATTTGGGGCAAAATCGCGCGTAAAGAAATCGCACGCCTTCATGCGGGCCAGTATGATATCGTTTCTTTCGACATCGTCTTTGAAGATTCCAAACGGTTTATCCTTGTCGGCATTGTCTCTGAGGTACTTTTCAATACTCATCGGTGAGCCAGAGCCAAGAAACAAAAGCCACCCCGTACCCAGATCGCATTCTGGATGCTTTACGAACGCCAAAACCCAAGCCTCGTCATACATGCCGTCATAGCAAATCTGTCGAGCAAGATAGTGAATGTCATGTGCGTCCAGAGTATTCAGGAAAGCTTGACCTCCAGCACTGTCAGGGGAAGTCTCATGCATGTTGATTACGTGCGCTGTAGCTTCCCAGTCTGGACGGAGATGCTTTGTAGCTTTCCAACGCTCCGCGTTTCGCTCCGCTTCGACAATTTCTTCTGGAGTGCTGTATAGAAGCTGTAACTTCTTGAACGTGTTCGCTTTATTTAGCTTGCGAAGCGCTCGCTTGCGTTTGAAGTTAAAGATCAGTTTTGAAACTTTGAGCACAAATAAATCCCTGATTTAGTGCTTTGGTTGCTATTGTCGAAGATAAGCACTTCCATTTTGTCCAAATTATGGTGAGGCGCACGCCATAACCACGTGGTCAGTGTCGGTTTTTGTCCCGTTGCTCATCCCCCGTACGCCCCATTCCCAAGCCCTAAACTTCTTTCCGTCATAACTCCTTTCAACACGCCGGGCAGAGCGGCGGCAGAAAGGAGCACAGATGGTATTCGATTTCTTGCGTCGTGGAGCGGCCGGGGTAGCGCCCGAGGCGAAGGCCAGCGCGGCAGGCCCCGTGGTGGCGTGGCACACGGGCGGACGCGTGGCGTGGAGCCCTCGGGATGCGGTGTCGCTGACACGTACTGGGTTTTCGGGGAACCCGGTGGGGTTTCGCTCGGTCAAGCTGATTGCCGAGGCGGCGGCTGCTCTGCCTTTGGTTCTTCAGGATCAGGCGCAGCGGTTTGATACCCATCCGATCCTGTCGCTGATGCGGCGTCCAAATGCGGCGCAGGGGCGGGCGGAGTTGATGGAGGCTCTGTTCGGGCAGTTGCTGCTGTCGGGCAATGCCTATGTCGAGGCTGTGCAGACTGATGAAAGCCTGCCGGTTGAACTGCATGTTTTGCGCTCGGACCGGATGAGCGTGGTGCCGGGCGCGGATGGGTGGCCCAAGGCCTACGACTACGCGGTTGGCGGCAAGACGCACCGGTTTGCGGCGGAAAATATCTGCCATATCAAATCGTTCCACCCTCAGGATGATCACTATGGGTTCTCGCCCATGCAGGCGGCGGCGATGGCGATTGATGTGCATAACAGCGCGTCTCGGTGGTCGAAATCGCTGCTCGACAATGCGGCGCGGCCTTCGGGGGCGCTGGTGTGGAAAGGCGATGGCCATGGGGTGATGGCAGAGGATCAGTTCCGGCGCCTAAGCGACGAGATCGAGCAGAACTATCGCGGGGCGCGCAATGCGGGGCGTCCGATGGTTCTGGAAGGGGGGCTGGATTGGAAGCCGATGGGGTTCTCTCCGTCCGATATGGAGTTTCAAAAGACCAAGGAAGCCGCCGCCCGCGAGATCGCGCTGGCCTTTGGGGTCCCGCCGATGCTGCTGGGGATCCAGGGCGACGCGACCTATTCGAACTATCAGGAGGCCAACCGGGCGTTCTATCGCCTGACCGTTCTGCCCCTGGTGACGCGGGTGGCGGCGGCGCTGTCCGAGTGGCTTTCGGGCTTCACGGGCGAAGAGATGATGCTGAAGCCAGATCTGGATCAAGTACCTGCCCTGTCGGCGGAGCGGGATGCGCAATGGGCGCGGGTTAGCCGGGCGGAGTTTCTGACCGAGGCGGAAAAACGCGCACTGCTGGGGTTGCCGGCACTGGCGGATGGCGCGGATGGCTGAGGGGTATCCCCCGTTTGATTGCGCGCCGGGCCTGCGCCTGGCCGCGCATGAGAGAGTGGCCGAGATTCAGCATGCACATCTGTGCAGGCGCTTGGATCAGATCGAAGAAATGATGGAGCGGCTGGAGCGACGCCTATGGCTGACGGTTTACGGCGTGGCGGCGGTGATCCTGGCGCAGGCGTTCCAGTCATTCCTGACGGTAACGCCATAAGTTCAGCGGGTTACATGGAGAAGTTTATGGATTTGGAACACAAATTCGCACGGTTTGGCGAGGGCTTGTCGGTCACCGAAGATGCGGTGATCGAAGGCTATGCCAGCCTGTTCGGACAGGTCGATCAAGGCCGCGATGTGGTCCAGAAAGGGGCCTATCACGCCTCACTGGCCGGGCTGAAAAAAGCGGGTCAGCGGGTCAAGATGCTGTGGCAGCATGACCCCGCTCAGCCCATCGGCGTCTGGGATGAAGTGCGTGAGGATGACTGTGGTCTGTGGGTCAAAGGTCGTCTGCTGGAGAGTACCCAAAAGGGCCGCGAGGCAGCCGAGCTGATCCGGGCGGGGGCGATGGACGGGCTGTCGATTGGGTACCGCACGAAACGGGCCGCGAAGAATGACAAGGGCCAACGGGTCCTGACCGAACTGGAGCTGTGGGAGGTGTCTTTGGTGACCTTCCCGATGCTGCCCAGTGCGCGGGTGGCGGCCAAGGGCGTGGACCCTGAGGCCGAGAACACCTGGCGCAGTATTGCCGAGGTGTTCAACGACGCCCGGCTGGAGCTGGCGCGACCCTAGTGCCTCAAACCCACCCAAAAAAGGAAGTGCTGATGAGCAAGACCGACACCCCGGCCTTGACCGGAGAGGGTGCGCCCCTGGTTCAGGAGGTGAAGCAGGCGATGGCTGGCTTCGTGAACGAATTCAAGGGCCTCAAGGCTGAAGTTAAAACCCAACTGCAACAGACAGAAGAGCGACTGACCATGCTGGATCGTAAATCAACCATCGCGGCGCGCCCGCATCTTGCGGCCTCGATCGAGGACGGTGCCCCGCACCAGAAGGCCTTTGATGCCTACGTGCGCTGCGGAGACGATGACGGGCTGCGCGGGCTGGAAATGGAAGCCAAGTCGCTGTCGAGTGCGGTAAACAGTGACGGCGGGTATCTTGTCGATCCGAAGACCGCCGAGATGATCAAGTCGGTGCTGAAGTCCACCGCCTCGATCCGTTCGATTGCGTCGGTCGTGAATGTCGAGGCGAACTCGTTCGATGTGCTGATCGACCATACTGATGTGGGGGCAGGCTGGGCGGATGAGAATGCCGCGGCAACCGAAACCGCAACGCCGTCGATTGACCGTATCTCGATTGCACTGCACGAACTGAGCGCGCTGCCTAAAGCCTCGCAACGTTTGCTGGATGACAGCGCGTTTGATGTCGAAGGCTGGTTGGCAGGTCGCATCGCCGACAAGTTTGCCCGCGCCGAGGCGGCTGCCTTCATCTCGGGCGATGGCGCTGACAAGCCAAAGGGCATTCTGGATCACGCCAAGGTCGACAACGATGTCTGGACCTGGGGCAATATCGGTTATGTGCCGACGGGCATTGCAGGTGGTGTCGAGGCTGATGCGATTGTCGATGTGGTCTATGCGCTGGGTGCGCAGTACCGCGTCAACGGAACGTTCGTGATGAACTCGAAAACCGCTGGCTTGATCCGCAAGCTGAAGGACAGCGATGGCCGCTTCCTGTGGTCCGACGGTCTGGCCGCCGGTGAGCCCGCGCGTCTGATGGGCTATCCAGTGCTGATCGCCGAAGATATGCCGGATGCGGGCACCGACAGCTTCTCGATCGCGTTCGGTGACTTCCAGGCCGGGTACACCATCGCCGAGCGTCCCGATCTGCGCGTTCTGCGCGACCCGTTCAGCGCCAAACCGCATGTCCTGTTCTACGCGACCAAGCGTGTGGGCGGCGACGTTAGCGACTTTGCTGCAATCAAGCTGGTGAAATTCGGCACCGCCTAAGCGGTGACGGATCCGGGGGGCCGCTGGCCCCTCGGGCGGCGGGCGCGGGCCGGGGTGAGATCCCCCGCGTTGTCTAGCTGCTCCCCTCCGTCCGAGCAACGTGGGGCGGCGCGGGCCCGCCAATTTCCTGAAGTGACGACCCCCGGAGGGGGCCGAGATTGCGGAGTGAATGGATGATGTTGATCGAAGAAACCGCCATCGCGGATGTGGCGCTGCCGGTGGATCAGTTCAAGGCGCATCTGCGGTTAGGCACGGGATTTGCTCAAGGCAGCGTGCAAGACGAGGTGCTGAAAGGCTTTTTGCGGGCGGCGATCGCAGCGATTGAGGCGCGCACCGGAAAGGTGCTGATCGCGCGCGGGTTTTCGTGGAATCTGAATGGCTGGCGCGATGCGGCGGGTGAGGTGCTGCCGGTGGCCCCGGTTAAGTCGATCAGTGCTATGACTGTGACAGATGCGGCAGGTGCCGATACGGTAGTGGATGGTGGTCGGTATCGTCTGGCCAAAGACAGTCAGCGTCCGCGTCTACGCCCTGCGGGGACGTCTCTGCCGATCATTCCTGCTGGCGGGTCGGTCAAGATTGCTTTTACTGCCGGGATGGCTGCGGATTGGGGGGCTCTGCCCGCCGATCTGGGGCAGGCGGTGCTGTTGCTGGCTGCGCATTACTACGAATACCGCGATGAGACGGCGCTGGGCGCGGGTTGTATGCCTTTTGGTGTCACCAGTCTGATCCAACGCTACCGGATTGTGCGCTTTGGTGCAGGGGTAGCGCAATGAAGCCACCCCGATTGAACAGAAAGCTGGTGCTTGAGGCACCAGTGCGCAGCGCGGATGGGGCCGGTGGGTACACCGAGACATGGGCCGCTCTGGGGACGGTTTGGGCCGAGGTCACCGCGCGCAGCGGGTCCGAGCGGCAGATCGCAGGCGTCCCGGTCTCGCGCGTTGGCTATCGCATCGTGGTGCGCGGAGCGCCCGAGGGCTCAGCGATGCGCCCAACGCCGGATCAGCGGTTCACCGAGGGCCCGCGCCGGTTTGTGATCCGTGCCGTGGCCGAGCGTGACCCGCGTGGCCAGTACCTGACCTGTTTTGCAGATGAAGAGGTGGCGGCATGAGTTACGGCGTTTCAGCCGCTTTGCAGGCGGCGGTGTTTCAACAACTGTCCGGCGACGCGCAGGTCGGCGCGTTGTCGGGCGGCGCGATCTATGACGCGGTTCCGGCGGGGGCGGTGCCTCAGACTTATGTGACGCTGGGACCGGAAGAGGTGCGCGACGCCTCGGATCGGTCGGGCGCGGGAGCCGTGCATCGCTTTACCGTGTCGGTGGTGTCCGAGGCCGCAGGTTTTGGCGCAGCAAAGACATTGGCCGGTGCTGTATGCGACGCGCTGGAGGACGCGGCGTTTACTTTGGAGCGGGGTCGCCTTGTGGGGCTTTGGTTCGAACGCGCCAGCGCCCGGCGCACCGGAACGGGCGGTGCAATCCGCCAGATCGACCTGAGATTCCGCGCCCGCGTGGAAGATGAATAAACACTCAACGGAGAGAGCATATGGCTGCCCAGAACGGAAAAGACCTTTTGGTCAAAGTGGATATGAACGGCTCGGGCCTGTTTGAGACCATCGCGGGCCTGCGCGCCACGCGGGTCAGTTTCAACGCGGAAAGTGTGGATGTTACCAGCCTTGAAAGCCAAGGTGGATGGCGTGAACTGCTGTCGGGGGCTGGGGTCAAATCGGCCTCGATCTCGGGCTCGGGTGTGTTCAAGGACGAGGGCACTGATGAGCGCGCGCGTCAGTTGTTCTTTGACGGCGAGACGCCGAGTTTTCAGGTGATCATCCCCGATTTCGGCATTGTCGAAGGCGCGTTTCAGGTGACCGGCATCGAGTACGCGGGCTCGCATAACGGTGAGGCCACCTATGAGATGAGCCTGGCCAGCGCCGGTGCCCTGACCTTTACGGCGCTGTAACCCAATGGCCAATCCGTGGACGGGTGAGGTGGCATTGACCATCGACGGGCAGCCGCGTGCGCTCAAGCTGACGCTGGGTGCTTTGGCGGAACTGGAACAGGAGCTGGGCGCCGAGACGTTGGTGGAATTGGTGCAGCGGTTCGAAGGCGGGGCGTATTCCAGCGGTGATGTGCTGGCGCTGATCGTGGCGGGGCTGCGGGGCGGCGGGACGGATGTGACCCGCGCCGACATGCTGCGCGCCGAGATCGAGGGTGGCCCAATGGCTGGTGCCCGCGCGGCGGCTGAGTTGCTGGCCCGCGCCTTCATGGTGCCGGACTATTGAGCGGGTTCGACTGGCCAACCCTGATGCGGGCCGGGATGACCGGCCTGCGTCTGACGCCGGAGCAATTCTGGCGTCTGACCCCGGCCGAACTGCGGCTGATGCTGGGGCAGGGCGCAGGCGTGCCCGCGATGAACCGGGCAGGGCTGGACGCTTTGCTGGCGGCCTACCCGGACAAGAAACAAGGAGAACGTGATGACGACGGATCATGACGGGTTGGACGACCTGCAAGAGCGGGGCGAGGCGCTGGGCGACTCGCTGGGGGATGCTGCGTCGATGGCGGCGGCCTTTGACAGCCAGATGAAACGGATCAGCGCTGCGTTTGAAGAGACCGGCAAGGATGTGGCGACGTTGGAACGCGGCATGTCCAGCGGTCTGCGCAAGGCGTTTGATGGCGTCGTTCTGGACGGTATGAACCTGTCGGATGCGCTGGATGTGCTGAAGAACTCGATGATCCGCACGGCGTATTCGGCGGCGATCAAGCCGGTGACGGATCACTTTGGCGGTCTCATTGCAGGTGGGATCGGGAGCTTTGTGCAAGGTGTTCTGCCCTTTGCCGATGGCGGCGGCTTTAGTCAGGGCCGGGTGATGCCCTTTGCCAATGGCGGGGTGATCAGCGGCCCGACCACATTTCCGATGCGAGGGGGAACCGGGCTGATGGGGGAAGCTGGCCCCGAAGCGATCATGCCGTTGGCACGTGGCCCGGACGGTAAGCTGGGCGTTCGTACATCCGGCGGCGCGCGCGCTGTCAATGTCGTGATGAACATCACAACACCGGATGTGCAGGGGTTCCGCCGCAGTCAAAGCCAGATCGCCGCACAGATGAGCCGCGCATTAGGGCGCGGCAATCGCAACAGATAAAGGGAGCAGGTCATGAGTTTCCACGAAGTGAGATTTCCCGCCAGTCTGAGTTTCGGCTCGGTCGGTGGCCCTGAACGGCGCACGGATATCGTGACGCTGGCGAACGGGTTCGAGGAACGGAATACCCCTTGGGCGCATTCGCGCCGCAGGTACGATGCCGGATTGGGAATGCGATCGCTGGACGATATCGAAACCCTGATCTCCTTCTTCGAAGCGCGGCAGGGGCAGATGTTTGGGTTCCGGTGGAAGGATTGGTCCGACTACAAATCGGGGGCTGCGACAGCCGAAACGGATCAGGGCGACCAGATCATCGCGCGGGGCGATGGGCTTCAGACTGAGTTTCAGTTGGTTAAAACCTATCTTTCAGGCGGATTTCAGTATGCGCGACCCATCGTAAAACCAGTTCTTGGTACAGTGATATTGGGTTTGGAACAGGATGAAGTTCGCGAAGGTGTGGACTTTGAGGTCGATCTTGTTCGGGGTCGGGTTATGTTCGCGGATCCGCCACCTGAAGGTGTTGAAATTACGGCTGGATTTGAGTTCGACGTCCCGGTCCGGTTCGACACGGACAAAATCCAAACAAGCGTCGTAAGCTTTCAGGCGGGTGACGTTCCAAATGTGCCCGTGGTTGAGGTGCGTGTCTGATGGTTGGGAACAAGGATGCGCTGCAGGCACACTTACAGACGGGATTAACAACCACCTGCCGATGCTGGGCGATCAAACGCGTTGACGGACAGGAATTTGGTTTCACCGATCATGACATGGAACTGCGCTTTGATGGCCTGACGTTCAAGGCCAGTACGGGTTTGACTGCAACTGCGATTGAACAGGCGACCGGGCTTTCCATAGACAACTCCGAAGCGATGGGGGCCTTGTCGGATGCGTCTGTCACCGAAGCGGATATCGAAGCGGGCCGGTTTGACGGGGCCGAGGTGCGCGCCTGGCTTGCAAATTGGGCTGCGCCTGACCAAAGGGTCCTGCAGTTTCGCGGCTCGGTCGGGGAATTGCGAAGGGCTGGTGGCGCTTTTCATGCCGAACTACGTGGTTTGACAGACCTGCTAAATCGACCTCTGGGGCGGGTTTACCAGAAACCTTGCACGGCTGTGTTGGGAGACATGTCTTGCAGGTTCGACACCGACGCCCCTGGCTTTTCCGCAGAAGCTAAGGTCGCTGAACTGACGGCTGGCAGCGTCATAAGACTAGCAGGGGCAGCATCGCCGGACAGCGGCTGGTTCGACCGTGGACGAATGGATGTGCTGACTGGTCCCGCCTCGGGCTTGTGGGCGTCCATCAAACAAGATGACGTAATCGCAGGTGGGCGCACCATTACGTTGTGGTCCGGAATCAGCGGTGGACTGGGCTTGGGTGATCGGGTCCGTCTGACGGCTGGCTGCGACAAACGGATGGAGACCTGTCGAAAGAATTTCAACAACCTTCTGAACTTCCAGGGCTTTCCTGACCTGCCAAAAGAGGATTGGGTGCTGGCCGTTCCCAAGAAAGGCAATCCAAACACTGGGGGAAGCAGGCGATGAGCGGCTCCAGACAGGAGATAGTGAAGGAAACCCGAACCTGGTTGGGGACGCCCTATAGACATCAGGCATCAGTGAAAGGTGTGGGCGCAGATTGCCTTGGCTTGCTACGAGGTGTCTGGCGCGCGCTTTTGGGTACAGAGCCTGAACGCGTGCCCTCTTACAGCGTGGATTGGTCCGAACCGCAGGGCGAAGAGCGCATGTGGGCGGCCGCTTGCCGGCATCTACTGCCTAAAGACGTTTGTGAATTGGAACCCGGCGACGTCCTGCTGTTTCGTATGCGAGAAGGCCGGGTTGCAAAACACGTCGGAATTGTCAGCGCGGTGGGAAGCGCGCCGCGATTTATTCATGCGTATTCCGGGCACGGCGTTGTCGAGAACACTCTGAGCGCCCCTTGGCGTCGCCGAGTGGTCGCTTGTTTCAGCTTTCCCTTGGAGGGTACTTGAATGGCTACGATTGTTCTTTCCGCCGCCGGTGCGGCAATTGGCGGTGCCATCGGTGGTACGGTCGCGGGTCTTTCGACAGCAATTGTCGGGCGCGCGATCGGTGCGACTTTGGGGAATGTCATTGACCAACGCCTGATGAGCCAATCCGTGATGGGCAGCGGCAGCGAGGTCGTCGAAACAGGTCGGCTCGACCGATTTCGCCTGACCGAAACGGGTGAAGGTGCTCCGGTCGCGACCATTTTCGGGCGCATGCGGGTTGGTGGACAGGTCATTTGGGCTTCGGACTTTCTGGAAACTCACAGCACCAGCACGCAAACGCAATCCGGTGGCGGTGGTAAGGGCGCGCCCAGTACACCGGACGTCACAACCACCACCCATAGCTACAGCTATTCAGTTTCGGTTGCGATTGCAGTGGGCGCGGGTCTGATCGCCGATGTCCCTCGAATTTGGGCCGACGGAGAAGAGGTTGAGCGCGCAGGGCTCAACATGCGTGTCTACCACGGATCGGATGACCAGCTTCCTGACCCCCTTATCGAGGCCATCGAGGGCGCAGGTTCGGTTCCGGCGTACCGGGGAACGGCATATGTGGTGATCGAAGATCTGCAACTGGCTGCCTTCGGAAACCGTGTACCACAGTTTTCTTTTGAGGTCGTCCGACCGGACCAACCGGACCTGCCAGAAGCCCCAAACGCCTTGTCCAGTATTGTCCGTGGCGTTGCGATGATGCCGGGGACCGGGGAATATGCGCTGGCCAGCACACAGGTGAACTACACCAAGGGCAGGGGGCAAAGCTGGGCCGCAAATGTGAACTCGGCCTCGGGTGAACCTGATCTTGTGACGTCAACCAAGGCGTTGAGTGCTGAGCTTCCCGCTTGTGATGCGGCGTCTTTAGTCGTGTCTTGGTTCGGAAATGACTTGCGCTGTGGTCAGTGTCAGATTCAGCCCAAGGTTCTGCACAAGGATATCGAGGGTAAGAACATGGTCTGGGGCGTGGCGGGGATGACACGTCAGACCGCGCAGGTCGTCAAACATGATCAGGATCGTCCTGTCTATGGTGCAACCCCCGCCGACGCTTCTGTCATTCAGGCGATTCAACACTTGAAGGGTGCCGGCAAGCGGGTGATGTTCTACCCCTTTATCCTTATGGATCAATTGGCCGGGAACGGTCTGCGTGATCCCTGGTCCGATGCCACCGATCAGCCACATCTGCCTTGGCGCGGGCGAATTACCTTGAGTTCTGCACCAGGTCGCCGGGGTTCCCCGGATGGCTCTGTAGCCGCAGATCTGGAAGTAGCAGAATTCTTTGGAGAGGCTCGCGCAGATGACTTTACCGTAGGTGATGGGGGCGTCGAATATACCGGTCCGCAGGAGTGGGGCCTGTTCCGGTTTATCTTGCATTATGCCAGCCTGTGCAAAGCTGCTGGGGGAGTGGAGTCCTTCTGTATCGCGTCGGAAATGAGGTCGCTCACGCAGATAAGGGGGGCCTCAGGGTTCCCGGCTGTGGATCAGATGCGCGTGTTGGCCGGTGAAGCCCGCAAGATACTCGGGGCAGAGACCAAGATCGGTTATGCTGCGGATTGGAGCGAGTATTTTGGATATCAGCCTGCCGATGGCAGCGGAGACCGGTATTTTCATCTGGATCCGCTTTGGGCCGACGACAATATCGATTTTGTTGGCATCGACAATTACATGCCGCTTTCTGACTGGCGGGACGGCGAGACCCATGTTGATGCTCAAAACGGGGCATCAGCGATCTATGACCTCGACTATTTGCGCGGCAATATTGAAGGCGGCGAAGGGTACGACTGGTACTATGCCTCGCCAGAGGAGGCTGAGGCACAGATACGCGCTCCGATTGAGGATGCGGAACATAATGAGTCGTGGGTCTGGCGCTACAAAGACCTGCGCAATTGGTGGGCGCAACCGCATCACGAACGAATAGGGGGCGTGCGACAGCCGGATCGAACCGCTTGGGTTCCGGAGTCGAAACCTATCTGGTTCACGGAACTTGGGTGTGCTGCTGTCGATAAGGGGACAAATCAACCGAACAAGTTTCTGGACCCAAAGTCATCTGAATCAGGTTTGCCGAAATATTCCAATGGCTTGCGGGACGACTTTATGCAGGTTCGTTACCTTGAAGCGGTTTTGGGCTATTGGTCTGACCCGCAGACCAACCCGGTTTCAGACATTTACAACGGCCGGATGATTGATATGTCCAACGCTTATGTCTGGGCATGGGATGCCCGGCCGTTTCCAGCCTTTCCAAACTTGCGCAGTCAGTGGAGCGACGGAGAGAATTACTCTCGCGGTCACTGGCTGAACGGGCGATCAGGTGCGCGGACGCTGGCGTCGGTCGTGACCGAAATTTGCCATGGCGCCGGGGTGACCGACATAGATACGTCTGGCCTGTACGGGGTCGTTCGCGGGTATGTGGTCGAGCAGGTCTCGGACGCGCGGTCCGCGTTGCAACCCCTTATGTTGCGGTACGGGTTCGACACGATTGAGCGTGACGGTATCCTTCTTTTCCAGATGCGTGACGGGCGAACACCGATCCAAATTGATCCGGAAAAGCTTGCGATCAGTTCGGATATCGACGGTTCAATCGAACACCGGCGCGAAGCAGAAGCCGAGATGACAGGTCGCGTTCGCCTGCGTTTTGTTCAATCGGACGCAGACCACGACATCGTTGCCGAGGAGGCTGTGCCGCCGGACGCACGCACGCACGCTGTGTCGATAAACGAAATGCCCTTGTCAATGACACGCGCCGAAGGCCGTCAGACATCCGAGCGGTGGCTGAGTGAGGCAAGAATAGCCCGAGAAACGGCACGTTTTGCCCTCCCCCCATCGATGTCGCAAGTCGGAGCGGGAGATGTCGTCAGCTTGAACGGAAGCGACCAAGGTACGCGATATCGTATCGACCGCTTGGAGCAGGCCGAGTTACAAATCGCAGACGCCGTCCGGATTGAACCCGGCATTTATGCGGCCACGGACTTGCCCGACGACACGATCGCCGAGAATCCGTTTGTGGCCCCGGTTCCCGTGTATCCTGTGTTCCTGGATCTGCCATTGATGAGCGGGTCCGAGGCACCGCATGCGCCATATTTGGCGGTGACGGCCAATCCGTGGCCTGGAGGTGCAGCCGTCTATTCCGCGCCAACTGACGAAGATTATGTGTTGGAACAATTCGTTTCTGGTCAGGCGGTGATTGGCCTGACAGAAAGCCCACTGATGCGTTCAACCGCAGGAGTTTGGGACGAAGGCGCCCCGCTAAATGTCCAACTCATTGATGGCGTTTTGGAATCCCGCCCACGTTCCGCGTTGTTGAGCGGTGCCAATCTTGCGGCGATCGGGGATGGAACGCCTGACAATTGGGAATTATTCCAATTTGCCGACGCCAACCTTCAAGGCCAGGGAACTTACGCGCTGTCCGGGCGGCTTCGTGGGCAGTTCGGAACTGACGCAATCATGCCCGAGGTTTGGCCCGAGGGTTCGGTGTTTGTGTTATTGGACCCACGCGTGATGCAGACCGGGCTGCTTCGGTCAGAGCGCAGGCTTGCGAAGCACTATAGAATTGGACCGGCTTCGCGTGGGTATGACGACCCGTCCTTTGTCCACCAAGTCGAGGCGTTCAATGGCAATGGTTTACGCCCCTACGCCCCGGTGCATCTGCGTGTTCGTAGATCAGGGGCGGGGGATACGTTTTCGTGGATGCGTCGAACGCGAATTGACGGTGACGACTGGGCCGGAATCGACGTCCCGTTGGGCGAAGAGTCCGAAGCTTATCTGATACAGATTCGGGCCGAAGGGTCATTGGTGCGTGAGGAATTGGTTCAAATTTCCGGCTGGACATATGCGTCGGGTGCAAAACTCGCCGACGGTGTTTCCGGTTCCTACACAGTCCAGGTGGCCCAGGTGTCGGCCAGCTATGGTCCGGGTTTGCCGGCATTTCTTACGGTAGGTTAG